TGAACCCCGGGTGGGGGGAACCCTTGCCGGGGGCCCAGAAGCGAGAACCTGCGGGGCTTTTTTCGGGCTAAAAAGTGCCAACAAAGAGACGCAGTTATCAGTTTCGATAAATAACATGATAGTCAAAGTTACGATTGTGTTCGACAAAGGTGCTATCTGTTGTAACAATAACAGCACGGCCACGTACAACAACGTCACGACTGGAGGAACAAGAAGCCAAAGTAGAAACACCAAAGAAACCAGCTACAGCTGTGAGAATATACACCAAAATCTTAATAATCAATTTAATCAATTCTTTATTCATATCAAAAAAGTTTAACATATTAGAAACGGCACTCATCGTTAAGTGCTTGACTTCGTGAGCAAATATAACACTATCCAAACATAATGGACATTATGATTACAAAATTTAACTTACATTTAACTATGTTTCACGTGAAATGTAAAGTCCGAAATAGCAAAAGGGTAACAATTAAGGCCTAAGTTGTATTTTTATCTCAATACGGCCTTAACCTAAAATATATAGGTCGGTTACGAGTGAACCGATTGACAATATGTTGGCAAGTAGTAGGCAACCGCAAAGAAAACGGATTGATTACCCTTATGTGGAGCGGTGCAGAAACGCTCCAAGCCTAAAGGCTTCCAATTTTTAACACTAATAAATTACTGCAGTAATGCAAAAGATGAAATAATACCTGGAAGATAACAATAATTTTATAGTATTTCACCCCCCTGGAGCCTGCGCCCCCCAGTGGGGGGCTGTCTCTGTAGGACATAACTTGCTGTACATGGAAATAAGTGGCAACTGTCTCCGACGGGTCCGAACGCCGGACGGGCGGTGTTTTTCATGGGCGGCTCCCGCCGCACGCGAAGTGAGTGACGGCATCGTTTTAAAGTTTCGGCGCCGCGGACGAAGTTAAGGCGAGGTATCTATCAGAGAGGGCAACGCCCTCTCCCGCTCAAGCGTTCGCGGACCCCTCTCCACGTCATCACAAAAGGATATTGCGCACGCACGCACGTAGACGCGCACGCACGCGCATTAAACAAATATGGCTTACCAATAGGCAAGCCACATAAGTTAATGAGTAAAACATTGGTAAATTGCACCAAGAACACCTAAGACAATAAAAAGCGTAAATATACCTAATAATACGCAATAACAGAACTTTATAAATTTATTCATATCAATACAACGGCATAAATATTACTTTATTGCCTTAGAAGCAGAAAATACACCACCAAACATATTACGAATAACATCGCCAGTCCATTTAGCAGCATATTTAACATGGTCAGTAATATGGCCATTTTCATCGTAGCCACGTTCATTAACGGCCGTCTCAGTAGACATTTTATGACCACGCGCTTGCTCATAAGCCAATTTAGCTGAATTGACCGCAGCATCACGAGCAGCGGCGGCGATTTGAGAAGCATAAGGAACTTTAGCACGCTCAAGTTTAGTCTGCACCTCAGTGTACAATGCTTGAGCACGTGAAGCAGCAGCAGAAGCATAGGAAGCAGCAGCCGAAGCATCATTTGCCTTAATACGCGAAGCAATTTCTTCCATTTCTTTGGCAAACTTTTCGCCCTGATGTTCAGTGATAAATACCATTTGCTTACGCTGTTCCTCATTACACTGCTTAACAATGTTAGCAATATCGTTTTGTATCTTCTGATTTTCTTCCTGCAAAGCCTTAATACGCGTTTCTGTTTCAGCCTGCTTGGTGGCTTCCTGAGTCTGCTTGATAGTTTCCTGTTCAGTAGCATTACCGATGCGGTTTTCGCGCTTGCGCTTTTCATATTCCTCGTCAGAAATCAACTTTTCATTATGTAACTTTTCAAGTTGGTCGAGGAAAGAAAGTTCATCGCGGTCGTTCTGTATGCGCTTACCGCGTGTATCTTCCTTTAGACGTTCAATATCAGCAGTATTGGAGAGCAGCGCGTTAAACATCTGGGAACGCTGAGTAGAAGCATTTGTAAGCGCAGCCACGTCGATAGTAGGAGCAGAACCAGCAGACGGCGCGGCCACTGGATTAACAGAAGCAGCGGCAGCGGTAGAACCATCACCAGTAGAGGGGTTGATACCGGCTTGTATTTTGCCCTCTTGCTGCAAAGAAGCATTATCACGGGTTAACTCGCGTTGTCGCTGATAATCAAGCAAAGCATTCTCTTTAGCAAAGTCATTTTGCTGCTGATTAAGTGCTTGTTGCATTTTAAATTGTTGATTAGCAAGACTTTTGGCTTGTTTGGTAGAAGATGTATCACCACCAAAAAGCGATGAAATACCATCACCAATAGCACCTAAACCAGTAATAGCACCACCAACGTTAGCAATGCCACCAAGTAAACTACTAAAAAATCCCATAATTATAAAGTTTTTGTAAGTATATACGTTAAAATGGCAAGAGCTGTGTCGAAATCGGCACAGCTCAAACCAAAAATTTAAATATTTATTCAGGCTTAACTTCGGTAGAAGTATTGTCTGAATCCTCATCGAATGTGTCATAAGACATGGCAAGAGGTTTGAGAACATCCTGAATTTTCATCGTAAACAAAGATTGCACGATAAAGTTATCAGAACGTGCAGCAGAGCCGTCAATATCCTCAGAAGAACTATCCACTGGAGTAGAAGTAGAACCGTGGTACACATCGTCATTGTAGAAAATGCGGTCGTAGTCACCTAACCAAGGATAACGGGTAAGATAGCGCCACTGCTCACTGGCTTTAGGGAGAGACGGATAAAACTGGCGTATCTTGGCAAACTTATTATCGGGCAAAGATTGGTAAAGAGCATCACCCGTTTGCAAAATGCGGTCAAGATAGTAAGGGCTCATAGAGTCAAGAAAACTACGACGAGACATATCGCCGTTAACAATATTCTTTTTGAACTTGAAACCCGAGAAACGAGGAACATAACCGAAACCTGAAGAATAGTCCAACTTTTGGTCGGTAGATGCAGTCATATCGGTAAATCCAATATCACCAGCAACAAAACCAAATGGAGTAACCTCCATTCCAAGGGCATCAAAGTCAGCAGATGGCAAGGTAAATCGGTCAAGACCATAAAGGGAAGTATCATTGCCCTGAAAATAACCTGATTTAGGTACAATGGCAGATATACAAAGTAAATAGCCATGTCTATCGCTATGGAACTTGCAACCTGTAACACCGAATCCAATACCTTTACCAGCATAAGAGCCAAGACGTTCACCGGAATGAGAAGAAGCATCAGCAGTATCTGCAGTACTAAAAACATCATTAATCTGCAAAGGCAAAATATCAGTCTTAACTTGATAAACGTCCTGATAAAGGCTATTAGCTACTTGAGCATTAAAATGGTTGCGAACCCAAGTAGACATCTTTTGGCCTATGATACTATCTTTATTTACAAAACGCGTAAGACGTTTAACAACGTCAAGAGCAATCAAGGATATTTCATTTAGATTGGGATTAAGAGCAGGAAGTTGCGTCTTGGAAAACTCATCGGTCGAAGCGTTAGAGCCATGAGAATCCACAAAAGAAAAAGAAGATAAACCAACATTAGAAATATCAGAACGGTGAACACTAACGAAATCATCATTGCTAACATAGTAACAATCAGATAAAGCCTTAAAAACAACATCCATGTTGTCCTCGTCATTACAGAGATTAGGCAAATAACTGTCACTTACATACTTGAGAAAGTGAAAAACATCGGTATCAGTCCAGGCAACAGTGCGTTTAGGAGCATAAGTGTCAAACCAAGCCTTATAATAGGCAAAAATAGGGAGGGCATTGACCTTAGTCCAATCTTGGACAGCAAGAGAATAGCCAAGACCAATAAAAACGGAACGCAAATGTTTAACACGCGTAGAATAACGGAAAGCAGCAATAACATGCTTTTCACCTGATACAAAATTTACAAGATAATCAGCAGAGTTAGGAGATACGGCAGAGTCTTTAAACTGAACAGGTGTAAAGGAAAACTTTTTATTACAAGAATAAGAAGTAAATTCCGTTTCCCACTGCGTTGCTAAAGATTGAGCATACTTGAGAGCATCCATAGCAGTAGACATTTTGTAAGTAATAGGCGATGGCACAGAAGTATCAATTTCGTAAAAAGTCGCGACAGAACCAAGACTATTATCCAATAAACACTTTGAGAGATAAGCGTTATAGACAAAAGGCAATTGAGTAGGTACAACAGAACCGTTGAAAGGCATATTAGAAAGCATAGCCTCATAATAGGCGCAAAGGTCAGACCAAGGCACAAACACAAACTTGTTTACAAGCGAGACACGAGCAAACGAGGGTACAGGCATAGGAGCGAGACGCACCAACTGCTTTGCAGACACGGAAATATTACTATCAGGAAGTAGGAACTGGCAAAATAAAGGCTGACAGAAACCAAAATCCATAGTAGTATTGTTATCGAAATCAGTATTACGCAAATACTTTTTGGTACTCTTACCAAGAGAGATACCACCAATTTTAAATCCACTCATAGTTATTCGGGTTTAGTTTCAATTTGAGAATCAGGGAGAGAATCAACAATTTTATTAATTTGCTCCTCAGAAGGAGAATCACCATCAAGAATAGAAGCGTTTTCTGTCTTGAGAGGAATACCGGCACGGAGAAGGTTCTCCAAGGAGTAATCTTCAGGGCGAGGTATCTTAGAACACACATCAGCATTATCTACTGATACAAAAGACACACGTTGCACACCAGCGGAATCAGCTAAAAGACGTTGAACAACATCTCTAACATGCACAGTACGACAAGAACGGCCGTACGAGCGCGGAATTTTAGAAAATCTAAAAGACATAACAATTAATTTTAAATTAACATAAACGTTTATCAAAATGAGACTTAAACATACGTTTAGTCCGTTCAATAGTATCTTTATCTTTTTGTTTCTTCTCATGAATTAACTTACGTTCAGCAAAAGAAGTAGCTTCATAAAAACTCAAAAAGAAATGAGAATCTGAGAACATATTTTGCACCACATGATAGACATCAGGGTCAGAACAAAGAGCAGAGTCTAAGAAACAAGGTTTATAATGCTTAAGAAAGCAAGTATCTTTATTTTTAGACCATAAATCAAATGCAAAATTAACATCGGAAACAACGGACAAATTGCCATCAAGCAAAACAGAGTCAACTAAAGAAGACAAATCTAAATGACGATAAACCAACTTATAAAGAGCAGTCTTAACCAAATCAAGATTACTAAACTTTTTAGAATCATCTGCGTGCATCTGGGTAAACTCTTGATACTTGTTAATCTCTTTGCGAACACGATTATCAAAGGTACTACGTAGATATTGATGACCAAAATCAGTAAGAAATCTATCATACAAAGGTTTTCCAGTAGTAGTAGATAAACGAGAAGATTTAACTGAATGATACATAAGTTTATTAACAATATAAGATGATAATGGAACAACCTTACCCGACAAAGGTTCAAACACACCATTATTAAGTGCGTTAACAACAGAATCTTTATCAAACAGATTAATCTGTTCCAACTGAGAAAGGCCAATACCTTTAGATTGCCAATGTTTAGGCAAAGACTTCTTTATCATACTCTTTCGAATAGCATAAGGAATGCCGAAAGAAGTATCATTCTTATCCAAGAAATTAGCAATAGATGGTATATTATAAAATGACATATCTTTAGTAATATACTTAGAAACATACTTGGCAGATGCCGCACCGTTATTAAGAGTAGGCGAGACACCTAAACCATCATTATCGACATATTGGTGGCCATCAAACTTAGGAAATAAGAAACCATGCTCAGACCATAAAGAACGAGCCTTTTCTACAAAAGCAGGCCAGTCAACACCATGCTTAAGCAGAAATAAACCATGATAATGGGGTCTTTGGGTATTTTTTCCATACTCAGAACAAAAGAAATACTTATACATATAAGAGCCATAAGTGCGTTGCATGTACAAGTTAATGCGGTCAAGAAACTTTAATACATCTTCATGACGAAAACAAGGCTGTTGCAAAGGTTCAAAAATTGGCAAATTATCATCGTTATAAGTAAAAGTCAGAAACACACCGATGCCACCATTACGATAAAACAGGTTAATCTCATAGGCAAGACGGGTACACCAGTCACTTTGTACAAGAGAACGGCATTCCAAGCATTTACCGCAAGGAACTTGATACTTTTTCGGTGAAAGGTCGTACACCTGATAGGGTGATTTATTACTTATCGTCAAGGGACTTGTACACATAAGGAGGAAGTTTATAGATTTTACGAATAGAAGTACAAGAAGAATGTATAACTTGTTGTAGTTCTGATAACTCCTGATAGGAGAAAACCTTATCAGGAGACCAAGAAGCGAGAACGTCAGATGCTTTTTGCTGCATCAATGATAGCAACAAGGATACACGATTATCATCTTCGATAACTGACATGGTAATCGAAGTTACGATTGTGTTCGACAAAGGTGCTATCTGTAGTAACAATAACAGCACGGCCACGTACAACAACGTCACGACTGGATGAACAAGAAGCCAAAGTAGAAACACCAAAGAAACCAGCTACAGCGGTGAGAATATAAACCAAAATCTTAATAATCAGTTTAATCAATTCTTTATTCATAACAAAAGCATTTAAAATTTAAAATATTGACGCAAAAAAGAGTCAGAGGAAACAAAAGGCACTATATTAACAGAATTATAGGCATAAATCAAACCAGAAATTCAAGAAATAAAAGGAGTAACACCTCCCCCGGTTCCAAAACAGGGGGGGCCTCTTGGACCAAATGG